CTCATCTGAAAACATTCTGGATGAACTGCCGTTCCTCGTTGAGCAAGAACTTGCCGAATACTGCAAACACGATACGTGGCTGTGCAAGCAGATCTTTCTGCACATGTTGCCGGGGTATCCGACAAAAGAACTGCGCCTAATCGACATGACGCTGAAGATGTATGTTCGTCCGCTTCTTGAGCTAGATAAGAACATGCTGGTCGATGCAATCCTAGAAGAGAAGCAGCAACGCGAAGCACTGCTCGCTCGCCTTGATCTGACTGACGGAATGCTGGCGAGTAACCCGCAGTTTGCACAGGTGCTGGAGGCACTAGGCGTAGAAGCCCCGACCAAGACGAGCAAGACAACGGGCAAGACAACCCTTGCGCTTGCCAAGAACGATGCCAAGTTTCTGGCCCTGCTCAATTCAGACAACGAAGACGTAGCACTCGTGTGCGAAGCACGGCTTAAGGTCAAGTCAACGACAGAGCGAACACGCGCACAACGCTTCTTGGATATTGCAGAACGTGGGCGATTGCCCGTACCGCTAACGTACTTCGGTGCCGTAACTGGGAGATGGACCGCCAGCAAGGGGAGCGCCATCAATATGCAGAACCTTAAACGCGGGTCGTTCCTGCGCAAGGCAATCATGGCCCCAGAAGGATACACGCTTGTTGTCGGTGACCTATCTCAGATCGAGCCACGGGTGCTTGCTTGGTTGGCTGACTACGAGGAGATGCTCGACATCTTCCGCGCTAAGGGTGATCCGTATGCGCAGTTCGGGGCGCAGATGTTCAACATCCCCGGCATGACCAAAGAGTCGCATCCAGAACTTCGCCAATCTGCGAAGTCTGCTTTGCTGGGCTGCGGCTACCAATTAGGGTGGGCATCGTTCGCTGCACAGCTACTTGTCGGCTTCCTCGGCGCTCCGCCAGTTCGCTACGATAAAGACTTTGCTAAACGTCTCGGAGTCAGTAAGGAATACATTCAGCGTTTCGTTGACTGGAAAGAAAACGTTAAGCGCATGGAAGAGATCCCGCACATCTGTACAGAAAAAGAATTGCTGATTCACTGCCTTGCTGCCAAGCGCATCATAGACATCTATCGTTCAACAGCCAATGCTGTTGCCAGCTTCTGGATTCTGTGCGATGCGTTGATCCAGCGCAGTCTGGCAGATGGTGAGGAGTACCAGCACAAGTGCCTGCTCTTCAGGAAGGAAGAGATAATGCTTCCAAACGGAATGAGTTTGCGTTATCCTAACTTACGTCAAGAGAAGATTGATGGTAGGAGCCAGTGGGTTTACGGGCCAGACGCTACCAAGCTGTACGCAGGAAAGATTACGAATAATGTAGTGCAGGGAACTGCACGAATCGTCATGACAGACGGCATGCTTCGCACTGCGAAACGATACCCCGTTGTGGGCACTGTGCATGACGAACAGATTGTGCTAGTACCAGAAGAGGAAGCAAAAGACGCGCTTCCTTGGGTGTTGGCACAGATGACAGCGGAACCCAGCTATATGCCGGGTATTCCGTTGGATGCTGACGGCGGCACTCACCGTAGATATGGACTAGCTAAAGGCTAAGGAGAGACTCATGAACGCTATCCCGAAAAAGCTCAAGATCGGAGCGCACTGGTACACCGTGAATACCGATCAACCCCCGCGCAAACGAGCGCTGGGCACCATCTACTACAAGCACAAGAAGATCAACCTAGCGCCGCTACATCTGCACAAGTCAGTAGACGATCTGCACGACACGTTCTGGCACGAAGTTACGCATGCCGTGCTGCATGAGATGAACAACCCGCTGTATCGCGACGAACGGTTTGTGACGCAGTTCAGCGGAATTCTGAACAAGGCAATCAAAAGCGCGAGGTTCTAAGATGACAGTTATTCGATGGTCGCACTCTTCGCTTAAAGACTACGAGGGCTGCGCTCGTAGGTATCACGAAGTCAAAGTGCTGAAGAAGTATCCGTTCCAAGAGACAGAAGCCACACGTTACGGCACGGATGTGCATGAGGCCATCGAGTTCTACATCAAAGACAACACGCCCATTCCAGCAAAGTATGCGCAGTTCAAGCCGATAGTGGACGCTATGCTTCAGAAGTCCGGACGCAAGCTAGCTGAGTATGAGATGGCGCTCACTAAAGAGCTTAAGCCGTGCAAGTGGGATGCCGAGGATGCGTGGGTTCGCGGCATTGCGGACATCCTGATCGTGGACGATGACGATCTTACGGCATGGGTCGGAGATTGGAAGACGGGCAACAACCGCTATCCGGATAGAGATCAGCTAGTACTCATGTCCTTGATGGTGTTCGCCCACTTCCCGCATATTCGGAAAGTGAACTCTGCTTTGTTGTTCATCGTCAAGAACGACATGGTCAAGATGCAGATGCACAGAGATCAGGCAGATGCGTTTTGGTGGAAGTATCGTGAGCGTCTGGCTCGTCTTGAAGCAAGCCATGCGAACGACGTTTGGAACCCGACACAAACCCCGCTCTGCGGCTGGTGCCAAGTGACCGGCTGCGAGTTTCATCCAAGGCACTAAGGAGTTAGAAATGACTGGGCTTGAAGCAGCAAAAGCATGGATTCGACTACACGCAAAACCTCGCAAAACATTCAACAGAAGAATCACCAGCTACGGGCTAAAGCATATAGCTGAAAGAGCATACGGAGTCTACATGACTAACGAAGAGTTTATCCAAGCTATGGATGAGCTTGGCTTCTCTCGCTACCAATCGCGGCTTATGCGCGGCGGTCCTAACTACTACTTTAACGCGGGCTATACCGGCACTAGGGAGTAGTACGATGACACAGAAGAACGGTAAGCGTGACTACAAACACGCATACAAGCTACAGAAAGAGTCCGGCGAAACCGAGGATCAACTGGAACGCCAACGAGCGCGACGTAAGTATGACAAGGCTGGGGTTGATCGGAGTGGTAAAGACATTGACCACATTAAGCCGCTCAGGGCAGGGGGCAAGTCTACGTCGGGCAACCTGAGACTTCGATCTAAGAAAGCTAATCAGTCGGACAACGGAAAATAAGAACAGAAGAGAAGCTATGCAAATTGTTGAAGATAGGGCCGTGCTTATCAAGACACGTCGTCCGGAGAAATACACCGTCATCCCTAAGTCGCGAATCGTCGAGAAGCATGATAATGGCGGCTATACGGTGGCGGTGTACTTCGGTCTGGACGAGATGCGGGTACTCAGGAATCTAGGCGTTAAGAACGCGCCCTCGCCCATCGTCAAGCGCTATGACTGGCCCGGCAGGTTTAAACCGATGGCGCACCAGATCGACACCGCTGCGTTCTTTACGTTGCATCGACGCGCCTTTTGTTTTAACGATCCCGGTACGGGCAAGACCTTGGCAGCGCTCTGGGCTGCTGACTATCTGATGCGGCGGGGAGATGTTCGACGGGTGCTTATCTTGTGTCCTCTGTCGATTATGCACAGCGCGTGGATGCAAGACATTGGCAACAGTGTGATCCATCGAACAGCTATCGTGGCGCACCATGCGCAGGCGGTCCGGCGTATAGAGATGGTGCAGGGCGACTACGAGTTCGTCATCACCAACTACGAAGGGCTGAACCTTATTGCCACAGAGATTAAGAACGATGGTCGTTTCGATCTTGTAATCGTGGATGAGGCTAACGCCTACGCTAACCCCACTACCACCCGCTGGAAGTCGCTGTCCTCAATCATCACGCCCAACACCTATCTATGGATGATGACGGGAACACCGGCTGCACAGTCCCCGATTAATGCCTACGGCTTAGCTCGTCTGGTCAACCCTAGCGGCGTACCTAAGTTCGCGACTGCGTGGCGAGACAAGGTGATGAACAAGGTGACAACGTTCAAGTGGGTGCCTAAAGCCGACGCCAAGCAGACAGTTCACGAAGCCTTGCAGCCCGCCATTCGATACACCAAGGAGCAGTGCCTCGATCTGCCGCCGGTTGTGACAGAGACTAGAGCGGTGCCTATGTCTCCGCAGCAGACTAAGTACTACAAGCTGCTTAAAGAACAGATGATGATTCAGGCAGCGGGCGAGACTATTACGGCAGTTAATGCTGGCGTAGCGCTGAGCAAGCTGCTACAGCTTAGCGCTGGTGGTGTCTATACCGACGATAAGGAGGTAGTGGAGTTCGACTCGGCACCGCGTCTGCAAGCCTTGCGAGAGGTCATCGAAGAGACTAGCCGCAAGGTGATCGTGTTTGCCATGTTTCGTTCTAGTATCGATACGATCTGCGCTAACTTGGAGAAGCACCACATAAGCTTTGCGCAGATCCACGGCGGTGTGTCCGCAACAAAAAGGGCAGGGTTGATCAACGACTTTCAGACCAAAGACGATTTCCGTGTGCTGGTCATGCAGCCGCAGGCAACAGCGCATGGGATCACGCTGACTGCTGCGGACACCGTGGTGTTCTACGGCCCGCTGATGAGCGTTGAGATGTACTTACAGTGCATTGCGCGAGCCGACCGCAAAGGGCAAAACGCAGACAAAGTCACTGTTGTGCATATCCAGAGTTCGCCTATTGAAGAGCGTATGTTTAAGGCTTTGCAATCGAAAGTAAGCGATCACTCGCTGCTTGTCAGCATGTTCGATACCGAAATGCGAGATTCATAAAGCACTTGCGCACACAAAAGTAATTCGTGTATGCTTGTCAAACGTTGTACAAAATAAAAGAATCAAGGAGAAGCTAGATGGCTCAAGATGACGAGGACGCCAGCGTCCCTATGGATAAGCTGGCGCGGGTCTATCGTAAGATGTCGGCCCGCATTCAAGAACTAACCGCCGAGTACGAGTCTCAGGTCGAGGTGCTTAAAGCGCAGCGTGAAGCTGTTCGGATTGCGCTCAAAGACCGGATGCTGGAACTCGGGGTTAAGTCGGTGAACACTGCTTCGGGTACGGTGATTCTGTCCGTCAAGCAGCGGTACATCACTCAAGATTGGGATTCATTCAGGCGGTTCATCGTGGAACACGATGCGGTGGACTTGCTTGAGCAACGAATCTCGCAAACCAACATGGCTACGTTTCTCAAAGAGAATCCGGATGCCGTGCCACCGGGGCTGAACTCCAGTTCCGAATATAGCGTTATTGTACGTAGACCTAAGTGAGGAAATTATGAGCAACATTACTGTGTTTGATCCTACGCAAGTACCTTCTTTTGCTAAACGCGGCGAGCTTTCTGAAATGGCTAAGGCGCTGGGCGGCAATACATCCGCTGGCAGCAACAAGCGCATCTCAATCAAAGGCGGTGTCTTCCGTCTGATGCACGGCGGCAAGGAGGTTGCCAGCATTGAAGAGCGTCATCTCGACGTTATTCTGGTCAAGGCGGCTCCGAAAGTGTCCCGAATCTTCTACGCTAAGTCGTATGACGGAGAGAACATCATTGCACCGACTTGCTGGTCGCAGGATGGCGATGTGCCTAATGAGGATGTAAGTGAGCCGCAAGCTTCACGTTGCTCCGAGTGTCCGCAGAACATCGCAGGATCTGGTCAAGGCAATAGCCGTGCTTGCCGCTATCAGCAGCGTCTGGCAGTTGTGCTTGCGAATGACCCGGAAGGCGATGTGCTTCAGTTGCCGTTGCCGCCAACTTCTATCTTTCACAACACGAACCAGCCAGTAGAGCAGAACCGCATGCCGCTGCAAGCGTATGCGCGTTGGCTAACCGCCCGGAAGATTAATCCGGAAGAGGTTGTCACGCAGTTGCGTTTCGACACGCAGTCGGAGGCACCCAAGCTGGTGTTTAAGGTGTCCCGTTGGCTGACGGACGATGAGTACACTGCTGCGCAACAGCAGGCTCAGACTTCGGAAGCTATTCGCGCAATCACGCTGACTGTTGCTAAGATGGACAACGTTGCTGAACCAGCAGCACCCCTTGCTATTCCGGGTGTTCGCCCGTCTACCAAAACCGCTCCGGTAGTTGAGGACGTAGAAGCAGCGGAAGTGGTTCAAGCAGCTAAGCCCAAGAAAGCAGCTAAATCTGCTCCTGTAGTTGAGGATGTAGAGGAACCGGAAGTTCGCAAGGAAGCAAAAAAGCCTGTTGCTGCCGCTAAAGCCAGTCTGGCTGAGATGGTCAGCGATTGGGATGACGAGTGACTTGCTAAAAAGGGCCGGGGCTTCGGCCCCGGTTGTATCTATGACGTATTCGCAAAGTTTAATTGATCGCGTCAAAGAGCAGCCCATGTCGTTGGGGGTGCGCTTAGGGCGCTGGGCCGTCTATTTAGATCTACCTGCCGTAAAGATCGCGCAAGCGACGGGGGCTACACGACAGACCGTATACAACTGGATGAAGGGCGGCGATGTAGCTAGAGCTTACCGCCCAGCAGTTGAACGGGTGATCGAGTGCATGCAGGGGACAAAAACAGGAGAAGAAGCGTGGGAGAAGATATGTCTGGAATTTGGCCTTCAAGCTTGACGGATGAAGAACTGGCTAAGTATTCGTGGCTGCTTATTGCAGAGTCCCAGCAGATCCCCGACACCGTTAAGCCTTGGTTCAAGGAGCTTATAAAGCGGCTAGAAAACACGATTGATGACGGCAAATAACTAATTTCGAGGGATCGCCATGAAGCCGCTGGAATTTTTAGCGGAGGTTCTGCCGTCGCCGCAACACGGGCTGTACTGTATTGCAGAACTTAGCTCCAAAAGAAAAGAACACCTGTTCGTAGACGAACTTACGGAGATAAAGCCTCAAGTTAAGAAGTGGATATCAGAGAGTCGCGATATTTATTTTGCTCTGGCAACCTTCACTCCAGAGGTGCGCTCGCTCACAAAGAACCGGCGCACGGCAACTAACGCCACCTATGTCAAGGCGTTCTTCATTGACATGGACGGTTACGAGTCGAAGAAGGCGGCGGCTCAAGCGCTTAGTACTTTTCTTGAAAGTACCGGACTCGATGCATTTGGTCAGCCGCATGTCGTTGGTTCGGGAGGCGGGTTGCACTGCTATTGGCCCCTCGATGAAGCCGTGGACGTTGTTACTTGGAAGCCGGTAGCGGAGAACTTCAAGCGCCTGTGCAAGCAGGAAGGCTTGCGTATCGACATGACCGTAACCGCCGACGCTGCGCGAGTCCTGCGCATACCGGGTACGTTCAACAACAAAGCTAAGTACGGTACGCCCCGTCCTGTTCAACTGCTGCTGCAAGGCACGGGGGCTATCGACTTTAAACGCTTCGCCGCAACCATTCGCGGTTTGCTTAAGGACGAGTACGCACCACCCAGCAACAACTTCTTGGCAACCAGTGTCAATATCGAAGGGACACGACCCTCAAAAGCAGAAACAAAAAAGTCTGCGATGGCAGAAGCGCTGATGAATAACAGCGCAACACGCTTTGAAACCATCTGGCTCAAGACCGAGAAAGACGTAGGCTGTGGGCAACTAGCGTATTACCAGCAGAATGCGCAGCACGACGGCATGGAGCCTTTGTGGCGTGGGCTGCTGTCATGGACTAAGACTTGCGAAGACGGAGAAGCGTTCAGCCGGAAGCTTTCTGAGTTGCATCCGTACCCGCTAGATCGTATGTACAAGAAGCTTGACGAAATCAAAGGTCCGTATCCCTGCGTCAAGATGGATAGCGAGAACCCCGGCATTTGCCCAAGCTGCCAGTACTGGGGTCAGATAACCAACGCGCTAGCGCTGGGGCGCGAGGTGCGGGTCGATAACCGGACTAAGACGTACGAACTACCGCTGCAAAATACGCAACTTACAGCGGATGAACTGGAAGAAGAAGCCGCCGCTGCCAAGCTGGATGACGGCATCAACGATGGGAAGAGCGCTCTGGATGACGAGGCTATCAACGGGCGCGTTGTGCCAACGCGAGCGGCAACCCGACCTCCGCCCCCTAAAGGCTTTGACTACGGAGAAAACGGCGGCATCTATGTAACGCTCAAAGAGCGCGATGCGACAGGCGTTGAAGTCAAGACACAAGTCCCGGTGCTGCCCTATGATCTGTTCGTAGTGGACATGCTTCGCATCGACGAGAAAGAACACTACGCGCATTTGATGGCGGTCAAAAAGATCGGCGTTGCTGGAGAAGCAACTACGATGGAGTATGTGCCGATCATTCTGCCCAGTAAGTCTGTAGTCGCTAAAGAAGAGCTTCTCAAGTGCTTAGCTTCGCATAACATTTATGCATCGCATGGCGCAACAATGGACCCGTACCTGTTTCAGTATGTTCGGGCTTGCGTTAATCAGGCAGCGCTGACAAAACCGGCAGTAGATGTGCCTATCCAACTTGGCTGGCAAAAGAACGGCACCTTCGTCTACAACAACCGGATCTTCAGCAAAGATGGCACAGAAGTCGTAGTCCCCATGCCGGGACTGGAGAACATCAACCGCAATACCAACAGCAAAGGCACCCTAGAAGATTGGCGCAAGCCTTGGGAACTCCTCGCGCAGCGCCAGATGTATACCTTGCTGGCGTTCTGTGTGGATAGTTTTGGCTCAACGCTGATGCACTTCGGTGATTACGAAGGGTTTGTCTGGCACATTGGCTCGACCAAGTCCGGCACAGGCAAGTCGCTCACGCTAAGCCTTAAAGCAGGCGTATGGGGGCATCCGGTCAGGTATCGGACCAGTAAGGGGTCATCTCCTGTCGCAATGCAGCAACGCGCTGGGCTGCTTAACAGTCTGCCCCTGCTGATTGACGAGATCACCGTTAAGAGTCGTACCGATGAGAACTGGGTTCCTCAGCTGATTTTCGATCTGACTGAAGGGCAAGGCAAAGAGCGCATGGAGTCTGGCTCTAACAAAGAGCGGATCAACAACAGTACATGGTCACTGTCATGCACACTGACATCGAACACGCATCTCGTAGACGTTTTGACCGGGGGGCGTAAACACTCTACGCACGGCGAAATGCAGCGGATGCTGGAGTGGACGCCAGAAGAAGGACTTAGTTTCTCGGAACAAGAACGTGAAACCCTGCGCTTGTTGCGCACCAACTACGGCGTGGCAGGACAGGAATGGGCGCGGTGGCAGGTTAAGAACCGTCCAACCATCACAGAGGTACTTCAGAAAGTACAGATTCAACTACGCAAAGAATTTAACTTTATCGACGAAGAGCGCTACTGGCATAACGGATGTACGAAAGCGGTCGCAGCAGCAATCATGCTTGGCCCAAGATACGCAAACATTATTGAGCTACCCGTCAACGGGATCATCAGCGCGTTGAAGCAATTAGTGGAAAGCGCCCGTGCAGCCTACAAGAGATCTATTCGTTCTGCTGAAGACGTTCTTAACGCATACACACGCGATCACTACGGCAAATTCATTGTGCTTCGTAAAGAAGACTCAAGCATCCTTGCAAATTTTGGCGCAGACAATACGGAAGGTAAGACGAGTACGCGCAATACCGTGATGGGGAGAATCGAACACGAGATCAATCGCGAAGGCTACGTAGACTACTTTATCGAAGAGACACTACTTAAAGCACACTGCTCATCTATGAGCTTCGGCTATTCAGACTTTAAGCGTCAGCTAGCAGCACTACGCTCAGAAGGCGTATACGTTGAAGTAGTTCGTAAGAACATGCTGGCTAGAACTGACGGTCCTACCATGCGCGTACAAGCCCTGCACATTGCGATACCTAAAGAACGAGTAGACGATGAAGTGGCTCAAGTTTCCGTGGGATCGGATTGAACCCGGACAAGCGGTTTTCATACCGTGCCTAGACACGGAGAAGGTCCGCGAACTTGGGCTTCGCGCTGCAATACCGTACCGTATTAATCTTAGGGTCACCTCGGGTATCCGAGGTGACCTGTACGGCGTGTTGTTTAAGCGGCTTTCTTAGCGGCGAACTCTTTAATCTTATTGGCTAGACGAGTCTCTAGCTTCTTGACCGCATCAATCTTGGCTTTCTTTTCTTCAGGAGAAAACTTCGGACTTGCTGCAATCTGTCGCTTAAGCGCTGCCAACTCGCCCATCTTCTGCCTAAACCCACCGCCAACTGAACTGAGCGCGATCTCGTTAGCGAACTTATTGGCAAACGCACGGGCTTCCTGCGGATCAGACGCGGCAAGCTGCTTAAACGTGTATGCAGCTTTAGCCCAATCACCGACATCATCAAACGCAGCATTAACTGCACCGCGACCTGTATCGGGCTGGAACAGCGAGCCGACTAACGCATACTCATTAAGCGCCTTCTCAGGCGGAGATACGTTGCTTCCGGAGAACGGGCGCAGGATTGGATTAGCCGCCGCCAGTGCAAACACCCCTAAGCTGCCTGTGTACGAGCGCACGAGATGCTCCAGTGCTATCGGAGAGATGCCGAACTGCCCCGCCATCTTGGCAAGCTCTGAAGTGCTTGTACGGTATTGCTGAGATGCTTCAAGCAGCTTTTCCCGTTGCGAGATGATGGGCGCATTAGTGAAGAAGTTGTAGTTCGCCACAAGCTCGACAGGCCCACGCACGATTGTGGGGATAGGTACTCCACCGCCCGGAATACTGTTTATTAGCTGTTTGCCAAAGGTCTTAGCGGCAGTACCAAACTTCGTATCACCCGCCATCGTGTTGTATATGAGTTCCGGCAGCACCTTGAACGCAAGACCCAGTTCAAAAGGAATGGGGATGCGGACAGACTGGTTAGAGCCGGGAATTCGTACAAACCAGCTAGCGGCGCGTTCCTCCGGTGTGGCGTTCTTGTACGCTTCATCATCCTGCATGAGCGCGGCGTAAGCCATAGTGCCAGCAAACATCAACGCACCGCGCTTGAGCAGGACGTTCCGCGCATTCATCTTCTCTTCAAACGGCACGTTGCCTTTAAAGGAGCGGTATACCGCATCCAGACCGACAAGCTGCGCGTGGAAGAACGGGACCATAGATGAGAGCCAGTGCAGACTGGCAGACGTTCCAGTGCGCCCGAAGTTCATTGATTCGGCGGTGTACAGCAGTGCTTCGGCGTGGGACATGCCCTTCTTGCGGAAGTCATCGTACAGCACAACCCGAGTAGCTGAATCACCGTTTAGCGCAAAATTGTCGAGACGCGCCAGCCACTTTTGCCATCCATTTTCCCCGGTAACAACACGGCGCAACATATCCGCGATTTCGTTCTCGTCGCCATATACGTTGCTGCTAATCGCCCCGGCGCGTTTAAGGATGTCGCCGGTTTCGCTCGTCCCTTTTAAAAGACTCCCAAACTCTTTGGTCGCTTTCAGGATCGGCAGTGAGTCTGTGCCGGTGGTCATCCAAGCATGCGTCGAATCGCGGATTACCTGCCGCATCGCATAAACAGGCACACGAGTAATGTTGCGACGCAAGAACTGCACAGGGTAGCGCATGAGCTTCACAAGCGCCGGGGTTGCTGTCTTAATGCCCTGCAAGCCCATCACAACGACATCTGCCGGAATGTCTGGCGGAAACGCCTCTTCGTCAAGCTTCAACCAGTAGTCGTTGCCCTTGTACTTGAAACGAACTCTAAACATCCCGCTGCTGTTCTTTTCATCTTCCGGCAGTATTTGTCCCAGCCCAAGATCCTGCAACATGTTCGCCACATCATGCGTCTGGGCGTTTTTGGTTGCCATGTTGATCAGCATCATGGTGTTCTGCGCTGCACCATTGAAGATGGGCAGAATCTTCTCATCGCCGCCAACAAGCTCTTTGAGATGCGGCTGATCAACAAGGTTGCCGATCCACACAGGCTTCCCGCTAACACCGACCATCTCAACAACGCCACCACGTTCCCGATAGTAGGGGACATAATCGCCTTGCAGCAGTTCGTCGGCTTTTTCACGAGACAGAGCGCCGGATTCAACGACAAAGTTGAGCAGGTTCTTGTTGTACTCGTGGTAAATCTTGCGAGCCTTATCAAACGCTTCTTTAGTCTGCGGATTGTTTTCTACCGCCGCCTTGATCTTCGCAGCGTCCGCATCAGCTAGCGGTGCTTTGGTATTCAACTTGTCGTAACCGATACCGTCTTTCTCGGCGCGGAGAACCGCCAGCCACGTAGTGAACAACTGCTCTGTTGCAGAGACGTTGCCGACATTTGCTTTCTTCAAAGCTTCGGCAACCTGCTGCATATTCGCCCCGGCAACACTCTCAATGATCTTGACGCCGCTGTCCGGGTCTTTAACGAACTGAGGAACACCTCTCGTCATCGCCATCTGCCCAAGCTGAGAGGTGTGCCCCCACACACGCACTGCCATCATGGTCTGAAGCGCCTGCGTTGCTTCAATCTTGCCTTTCTCTACACCGCGCTTAACCAGCGCTTCAATAGGAGCAAACCGATCCGCGATCTTCGTGCGCATCCGCAAGCCGAAAGCCGCACCGCCAACCTTATCGCCCAACGAAGGCATACCGCCAACAATTTTGCCAGCGATATCGGCTACGTCACTTGCGATGTTTGCGTTGAACTTAGCGCCTCGTCCGGGGAAGATACCCGAAGCTTCCAGCGCGTACACGGCATTGTTTGTCTCAACGGCTTGTGCCGGGGAGAACAGCTTGTAGATATCGTCAACGGCTTTCTCAGAGACGCTCTTAGGCGACATGCCGATCATACGCAGCAACGCGTTGTAGAGTCTACGCAGGAACCCTTGCGGCATTACGTCCAGCTTATCCCGAACGTTCTGGTTCGCCATCACCTCGGCGACAAACTCCTTGACGTTCTTGATCCCGTACTCGTCGGCAAAAGCTTTATTTGCCTGTGCCTTCTGATACAGCGCCTCTACTTCGCTTCGTGCTTTTCGCTGTTCTGCACTAAGGGTATCGGGATCTGCGTCCAAGCTTGCAATAGTCGCGGCGTGAGTTGCCTCGTGGGCAACGCTTCCTTCGTTGAGGAAGGCGCGGTTGAGCGTGATGCGGTTGGGTTTAGTAGCATACAGCCCTTCAAGGGGCGATCCATCAGCGGCAGTAACATCGTCATCTACCTTAACCGTAGTGCTGCGCGTTTGCTCCCGAAGGCGGGAGGCCAATTCACGCACAAAGGGTGTGGAGCCGTTCTTTTCCAGATCGGCAAGAGCGCCATCAAGGTTATTCTCTTCTAACGCTTTGACCGCTGTGTCTGACAGCGGAGCAGTCTCGCGATCCGCATAGGCTTGGTCGGTTTCTCGGAAATCGAAAAAGCTGTCATCAAGGATGTCGCCAAACGACTCGTCGGTGTAGTCGTCCAACGTTCCGGCTTTTAGCTGCTCGTCGATCTCCGCTTTCTGTTTAGCGAACTCGGCAGCTTTCTTATTAATTGCAGCCATTTCTTTCTTAGAAATTGCGCGTTTGCCCGGTGCTTGCGCAGCTTGTGAGACGCGCTGCGTACGAACGTGCTTCACAAGAGGTGCTGCCGTTTTCTGTTGCGCCTGCATCTGCGCAAGCTTCTCAATTACACCCCATTTGCCGCTAAGCTGGATAAGCTCCGGATCTGCCTTAACAGGTCTCGGGGCCACCTCGTTGTACAAACGAAGCGCGCGGTCATACGCTGCCCAACTATTTTTGGCCTGCGCCTTCAACTTCTCTTTGCGCGGTGCCAGCAGCGAGTCCATCAGCTTGTCTGCTGCCTCATCCCCATCGCGTTTGCGTACCGCGTTAAGTCGCGCTTTCTCTTTTTCGTTAAGCAAGATCGTCGGGTCTTCACTGGTGTTCTTTTTGTGCCAAGTGCGCAGCGCTTCTTCTGCTGAGTCGAGGCGCTGTTTACGTAGCTCAAGTGTCTTTTCCTGCGATGCTGCCCGCTCTTGTTGCCGCTGAACTTTTTGTGCGCGAAGCTCTTTAAGCTCTTTCAGTGCGACATTCGCTTCTTTCAACTTATTGCCAACGCGAGTACGTGTGCTTTCAGCGTCTTGAATAACTTTGGTTTGCTTCTCGATCAGCTTCTGATCGCGCTCCTTTTCCGGGCGCTTTGTTTGCTGCTCAAGGACGGTCTTAGCTTTGCCGATTTTGGCGGATTGCTCACGCATAAGGGCGATGTAGTCGTTCCGCTGCGTGTTCGCAACGTCGATCAAGCGATCCGTATCGCCAAGGTCATTCCAGCCTTCAAGATCTGCAACTTTCTTAGCGGCAACCGTTTCTTTAGGCAGTGCGCCCAGCCGTTCAGCCCGTGCCTGCTCTTCTTTGCGCTGCTCGTTGGCTGCGCGTTCTTTCTCGCCTCTAGCTGCCCGCTCTTCATCTACCCGAGTCGGCTCCGGAGCTTTCTGAGCTTCCAGCGCGTTGCGTTGTTTGATCAGTGCGGTCTGTTTTTCTGCTGCGACTTTCTCGCGTTGTCGAGCGCGTTCAGTGCCTGCTTCTGCGGCAGCAAGCTTCGTATCAATGCCAGTACCAGCAACAAACTCGTCTACGTAGCTTCGTGCAAGATTAAGCTGTCCTTTGGCTTGTGACAGTTTCCCACGAGCGCTGCGCAGTTCATCGAACAGCCGTGCGTCTGCCTCAAGGGCTGCGGCAAAGTCGGCATCAGAAAGCTTTGGAAATTTAACGGCAGCGCTTCGGGCAATTCCAGCACTGACAGCCGCACTCCTTGCTTGCGAGTAGTCGGAGAAAGCTTGCCCCGCTTCTTTTCTTGCGGTTTCTAACCCCGTGTCGCTGCCGACATCGTAGTCCGCAGCCATCGCCTCGCTCTGCGCAAGATTCTCAGTTTCCCGGTTAAGCCGCTCTTTAACGGCTTCGTATCGGTTGTACGCTTTGGTGAATGCAGACTTGGCTTGTTGAACTTGTTTCTTACGCGCTGGCTCAAAGGCAATCTTTGCATCCAATGCGTCGATGTTGGCTTGGATGTCTTTATTGACTGCATTGATTCGCGCCTGAGCGCCGTCAACAGTTTGTTCTAAGCGAGCAAGATCTCGCCGCCCTTCGACAATCTCTCTTGCTGCGTTATATAAATCAGAGGGGATACGCCCAGCGGACTGCATTTGCCGCAGCTTCTCAAGGATGGTATCCGCAGCCGCTTTATCAAACCGCGTAGTAGCCGCAAAGTCGTTGACCTGAGCTAAAACACCTGCCAACGCCTCAAAGTTCTCACGCGTTGCACGAGCCTTTTGCACACGATCAGTAGCAGTCGCAATGCGTTCTGGAAGCCCTTCAAGCTTTCGCATTACCCGCGCAAGTGTCGGGCGCACATTCCAGCCAAACTGTTCTTTGCGCAGTCGATCAAGCGCGTTACTTGTAAGGAAGGTGTTGAATTCTTTAATCGACTTAAAGACGTTCGCCAGTGTATCGGGTTTACCCTGCCTAGTGAGCGGAAGCTCAGCTTGGCGAATGTCACCAGCCTCACCTAAGCGTTGCAAGCGCCCAAGCTGCTGAGTGACTCGGGCGGTATCTTCAGGCGTTACACGCCCTTCGGCAACACTACCAAGCCAGTCATTAACGTCTGCGGGGATATCCGTTACAGTGCCCTGACGCCGCGCTTCGCCAACCGCTTTATTAAGCGCTGCTAGAGGGGCTTTTACGGCTTCTTGCGCCGCTTCAAGTTGTGCTTGAGCTACTGCCCGTTTTTCCTCTAACTGAGCTTGCTTTTCAGCTAACTTAGCTCTGCGCTTCTGGATAACTTCGACGCGACCTTCTGGACTTGCGTCAGCCTTCTTACGCTGAGCTTTAGTCAGAGGCGTTTTGGTAAGCTCGCTAACCGCCGTTTCTACAGCACGAGCATAGTTCTGTGCTTGTGCAACTCTGCCTTGTGCAACAGCCACATCACGGAGCAGCGGTATCAGCCCCCTGTTCCGCATAACTTCGGTCGGCTTTTCAACCGCCATATCCCGCAGCGTTGGCGCAGCGTCTTCGATACGCTCTACAATGTTGCGCTCTTCGTCCGTAAGGCTGACGGTTTTAGCACGGGCAATGTTTGCTTCAAGATCAGAGGTAACTTCTTTAGGCAAAGGCAACTGTCCTGCGGTTGCTTCACCGCCAAAC